CTAAATTTGTTAAGTTGTGTTTCATAATGTAAATACCTCCGTATTGGTTATTTTATGCTATCAGGTTGAATTGATAAGTCAAGGTTAAAATTGGTCAGCATTGTCGCAGTCTATTTGTATAAGTGTAAAATTCTTGGAGTGATATCTTTCACACGTGAATACAGTTCTTCTCTTTTCAGAGGGGTCATCGGACTATATTTACGACTTCGACTTTTACTAAAGTGTCGAACAGTCGGTACATAAGGATCACAGTAGGTGACTTTATTTTGTGCAATGAATTGGTCGATTTGTTTTTGTTCTTGGTTCATAATGTAGTTCTCTCTTTCTTATTGGTTAAACATTTCTAGTTCATCGATTTCGTCAAAAGTTGGAATCATCACATCGTATGAACCGGGGTCTTGTTCGTCACAGTATTTCACTGCAAGATTTTTAATTTTTCGTGCCTGACCTTTTAAAGGTTTGTCTTCAAACCCGAACTCTTTTAAAATGATGTCTAGGTTTTCGTCTTCGTAGTAGTTTTGATTTTTCATAATGTTACTCACTTTCGTTAATTGATGGTTATATTTTATCAGGTTGTTTGGTCAATAAAAGGAAAAAATGGTCATATTTTATTACTTTATTGGTCATTATTGTCGCACCTCTTCGATTGAAAATAATGAAATATCTTCGGTAGATACAGATAAAATTCGGTCATATTCTTCTAACATATCATTGAATGTTTCTTCGAAATATTCAACGGATTTATCGGGATAAGTTACTTTAAATAATTGTTTTTCCATATCTCTACGCTATCAGGTTGCACGGTATAGTCAAGGGTTAAAAAGGAAAAAATTGGTAAAATATTGCCACATTCTGTCGCACTGCGACATATTGTCGCACCCCTTATAAATACTTTGTATGAGTGAATGTAAAAATTGCGGTCATGGTTGTCATTGTTCGAACGGTGGTTCTTGTCAATCATGTGGCTGCGGAAACTGTGAGTGTAAGTAATGGCAAAATCTAAAGGTACGGATAAACCTACCCACGAGCCCATTGTCAAAGGAACATCAATTGGTTTTGGTAAGTTAAAGATTAACTCCATGAATAAATCAAAAAGACGTTCGTTTAAAAGATACAATCGTCAAGGTCGATAATACACAATATTCTTTTTTGTCATATAAATAGTGTTATGGCAATTTATCAGACAGGTAGTAGAGATGCATCTCGCACGAATAATAGTGCCCGAAGCGCTCGTATCTATAAAGACCTGAATCTAATATTTTCGCCACATCCTAATACTAGAGATATAACAAAGAAAACAGATATAGAAGCAGTCAAACAAAGTGTCAAAAATTTAATTCTGACACGTCACTATGAACGACCATTTCATCCAGAGATTGGTTCGAATGTGACTGATATACTTTTTGAACCAATGACACCATTAACTGCTAATCTATTGACCAAACAAATTTCAGAGGTCATTAATAACTTTGAACCTCGAGCAAGATTGGTAAGTGTAAACGCTAATCCACAATTGGATCGAAACGAATACGAAGTGACCATTAACTTTTATGTGGTGAACATTCCTGGTGAGTTAGTAACTTTCACTACCTTCTTAGAAAGATTACGATAATGGCTGAACGCATCGACATTACAGAATTAGACTTTGATGAAATCAAAGCAAATTTAAAAACCTTTTTATCCAAACAAAACGAATTTACGGATTATGATTTTGAAGGTTCAGGTATGGCAGTTCTCTTAGACCTGTTAGCATACAACACACACTATCAAGCAGTTTATGCTAATATGCTTGCCAATGAAATGTTTTTAGATTCTGCTGACTTACGTAACTCAGTTGTATCTCATGCCAAACATATCGGTTACACAGCACGTTCAGCTCGTTCCCCTTTTGCTACCTTAACTGTGACTGTCAATGATGCAACAGGTTCAACGTTAACAATGCCAAAAGGCACAGCGTTTACGACAACGATTGATGGAGTTTCTTATAACTATGTCACTAACACTGCTCGTTCGATTACACCTGCTAATGGTGTGTTTACATTTTCAAATGTCAAAGTTTACGAAGGTACTTTAGTTACAAACAAATACACAGTTGATACTTCAAATGCCAATCAAAGATTTTTAATTAAGAATACAAATGCTGATACTTCTACTTTAAAAGTAACAGTTCAAAATTCTTCTAGTGATTCTACTACAAATGCTTTTACTTTAACTGAAGATATTACTTCCGTTGATTCTACCTCTAAAGTTTATTTCTTAGAGGCAGTGGAAGATCAACAATATGAAGTTAAGTTTGGTGATGGTATTCTTGGTCAAGCATTATCCAATGGAAACATTGTTACTTTAGAATATGTGGTAACGAATGGAGCTGACAGTAATGGTGCAACAACATTTACTAATGCAAGTTCGATTGCTGGGTTTACCAATATTACTGTTGTTACTGCATCTGCTTCTGGTGGTGGTGATGTAGCAGAAAGTGTTGATTCAATCAAGTTCAATGCACCGAAAAAATATTCTTCTCAAAATCGAGCAGTCACTGCTAACGATTATAAAGCATTGGTAAGAAGTTTATATGCCAATGTGCAATCCATTCAAGTATGGGGTGGGGAAGATAATAATCCTCCAACGTATGGTCGTGTGTTTATTGCAATCAAACCAACTTCTGGTGTGACTTTAACAAACTCAGTCAAAGATTCTATCACAACAAGTTTAAACGATTTCAATGTTGGTTCCGTGATACCTGTGATTGTTGATCCAGTGATTACCTATTTGGTACCACAAGTTTATATTAAGTATGATTCAAAGATTACAACAAAAACGGATACTGATATTGAAACACTTGTTACTACAACCATTGCAAACTTTAGTACAAACAATTTAGAACAATTTGGTAATATGTTTAGATATTCAAAATTTATCAGAGCAATTGATGATACCGATTCATCTATTCTCTCCAACATTACAAGAATAAAAATGTATCAATATTTCAAACCAAATACATCTGGTACAAATACTTACACAATTAATTTTGAAAATAGTTTATATCATCCACACACGGGTCATACTTCTATTTTAGAAACAACAGGATTTAATACCAATGATGGTTCAGGTAGAGAATATTTCTTAGATGATGATGGTTCAGGAAATATTCGATTAGTTTATTTTGTTGGTGGTACAAAGACTGTTCAAAATTCAGCACAAGGAACAATCAATTATACAACTGGTACAATCACAATTAACAATCTATATGTAACAGCAGTTTCAAATGTTGATGGTGCAACGAGTACACAAATTCGTGTGACAACACAACCTGCATCTAATGACATTGTTCCTGTTCGTCAACAACTGATTCAAATCGATACTGCCAATATGACGGTTGATGCCGACTTAGATACTTACGAATCTAATGCAGGTGTTGGATATACAACAAACGCAAGTTCTTATATTGCATCTGGTACAACCTCTGGTACAACTACAGGTACAACAACAACTGTTACAACAACAGGTGCTGGTTCAGGATCTACAACAAGTTATTAATGACCAATGGCAACTAATGACAAAAAATTATCGAACCTAGTTTCACGTCAACTACCGGAGTTTGTTCAATCACAAAGTCCTGCTCTTTTAGAATTTGTCGAAAAGTATTATACTCTTTTAGAATCCGCACAACTTACAATTTCGAATGTTGGTGATATTGATAACATTCTTTTAGAAACTGAAGTCACATCTTTTTTACAACTTAATGCTACTGATGAATTTGGAAATGATAATGGTGATTACATTACTGATGAACAATCAGGTAAAGGTGAGTTTCAAAAAGGTGAAATCATTACAGGACAAACATCTGGTCAAACGGCAACCATTCTTACTGAAGATGCTGACAATGGTAAATTATATATTTCATCTAATAGTAAATTTATTACAGGTGAAGAAATTGTTGGATCATCATCTAATGCAACTGCAATCATTACCAAGTATCGTGCTAATCCTGTAGAGAACTTTACCAATCTTTTAAAGTATATTGATGTTGATGATTCGATTGATGATTTCTTTATACAGTTCCGAAATAAATTTTTAGACACCATACCAAATAACTTAGATGCTGGTTTAGATAAAGAAGCATTTACCAAAAGAGTTATTGATTTATACAATCGTAAAGGTTCAAAGAAAGCACATGAAGTATTCTTTCGTGCTTTGTTTAATGAAACACCTGAACTGTATTATCCAAACAGAGATATGCTTCGTGTCTCCGATGGTAAATGGTCAGTCGATACAATTTTAAAAGTTACACTCATCTCACCCTCGGATGGTGATACGGGAAACTTAGTTGGACAAACAATCACACAACAAACAGTGGTTGGTAATACTGTCATACAAAAAGCAACTGCTGTTGTTGATCTTGTTACAAAACAAACTGTAAGTGGACAAGAAGTTTCTACACTGTTTATTAACTCTGGTAGTATTACCGGAACATTTTTATCATCAACAGGTGATAACTTTGATTTAGAAGATGACAGTGGTATTCTTTTATTAGAAACAGGAGATGAGATTGACCAAGAAGAACAAGTTCTTTTAACTGGAGTTGACAATACAGATCCTGATGTTATTATCACTTGTGCCATTGATAAAGTTATTGATAATATTACTGTTACTGAATCTGGTAATTACTATACAACAAATGAAGTTATTACAGTTGACAATTCTACATCTATTGGTACTGATGGTAGTGTTACTGTACGAAATGTTCAAGGTGCTTCTATTGATTCGATTAAAGTAGAAAGTGGTGGTTCTGGTTATGCAATTGGAGATACAGTCGTTGTCAATAATACCAATGCAGGTGGTACAGGATTAACTGCAAAAGTTCGTATTGTTAATGGTGGATTTACTTTAGAAACCTCTGATGACAGCGATCAACTTTTAAACGAAGATGGTGACATTATTATTATGGAAGATGCGACCAATAGTAGTCTTGGTGATATTACAGATATTTTAATTACAAATAGGGGCGAAGGTTATACAACAGTTCCAACTCTAACTGTTTCAAGTACCAGTGGAACTAGTGCATCACTGTTTGCTATTAGTTCTAATGCAGGTCGTATGTTAGATGTCAATATACTTGATCATGGATTCCGATATGAAACTGCACCACTACTTGATGCAAAACTTCATATGCAAATTGAAAATCTTTCTGCTACATTTACCGTTGGTGAAACAGTTACTATGAACGCTGTTTATGATTTAAATTTAGAACAGTTTGATACAAGAGATGACCGAGTAGTTTTAGAACCTAATCGTCCTTCCGAAATTTTATTAGAAAGTGATGATGGTGGAATACAATTAGAAGATGAATCTGGTTTATTCATCATGCAAGATTCTGAACGAGCAGTACAAAAGAAAAGTATTTTAAATAATAGTCCAATAGAATTTTTAAAAGCGGAAGATGGTGATTATTTAATTGCGGAAACTTTAGTCCAAGATTCTACACCATATGATATTATTGCTGAAGATGATGATACATTAATTACAGAAACATTATCCACTGCAACTGCAACAGTAGAATCATATGATGGTGATCGAAATATTTTAACATTAACTAATGTTGACGGAACATTCTTAGTTGGTCAAACAATTACAGGCAACACATCTGGTGAAACTGCAACTGTTATTTTAGCAAATCAAGCTGAACTTACATCAACAGTTGGAACAACAGTTACATCATCTGGTGAGTTTGTTAATGTTGATGGACACGTTTCTGAATTAACAAAAAAGATACAAGATAGTTTTTACTACCAAGATTATTCTTATGTAGTAAAAGTTGGTGAAGCAATCACATCTTGGAGAGATGATTTAAAACGCTCAATTCACCCAGCAGGTTTCAATGTCTTTGGTGAGGTTTCTATTCGTACAAGTGTAAGTGCTGAAATCAAAAAAGGATTTACTTTACTTAATGGATT